TAGCTGCATAATTGGTATCTAGTGATCCAAGAGCACTAGTTGCTTGCGAAATAGTATCTGCCCAATGGAATCCGTCCATTATATAGAAACAATCTGCTCTTTCTTCCATCTTAGTTATAGCATGTTCTGTAATATTATTATGACAATTACTACCATCTTTACTATGAATTATTCCAGGAATTACCAACATATTAATATCGAATTCATCTGGATTAGAAATAGCATTAATAGCTCGTTTATACAATGCAGTACCACTAGTACTTGAAGTAGAACAATCAAATCCCATCACATTAGTAGTAGTTACATCATTACCCATAGATGGTTTTGAAGCTGGATCTACACCGTCGAATCCCCATTGAAAAGGAACTGCAAACCGTCTCTGACCTATATCAGATAAAGCTAATGTTATCTTTTCAGATGCATCTGATACCACTGAAGGACTTCCAGGTAATGTATCTGAATTAGCATGTCCATAGCAATTATTTAAACTAAAGCATTCATTAGATCCAGTTCCTGTTCCACTTGGAATAGGTGAAAGATAAGCTGCTCCATCATTATCATATTTGCCTCTTATTCTATTAGCTGTTCCAATGTCCATGAAATCAAATCCATGATACGTACTTGCTTGAAAAGTTTGTTGATCAGTATTATCAACTTGTTGAAGCTTCATTGAAGCTGAAGGTACTATCGTACCACCTGGAATTGGATTATCTAAAGATGCATATCCATACGGTACTACAGATTTTGGATAATTTTCTATATTTTGAAAATCACCAACTCTACACCATTTAGATCTATTCGGGTAGTCTCCATGATATGTCAATCTACCATTAGAATCTACGACTACATGAGCATCACCAATTTGTTTTGCAAAATAGCTTGGAGAAGCTGGATTAAAATCACAATTTTCCCAAGTTTCTGGTGCTCTACCATCTAGAGGTATAATAGAAAGAGTAAAATCTCCATAATCAGATCCTGGAATTGTTCCAGCTGCTCTAATATTAGAAATACCTACTTTATATTCAGAATTCATATTAGTACCATGACCTATTGTATATACTCTAAATAAATTTTTAAAAGTTCTAGCTGTAGTGCCGCCATCCCATCCAGTTGCACCTTGATCTATAATATAAGGTGTTCTTGCAACACAATAATCAACATTACCACCCCAAGTAGCTGAGTTACCTACTGCATCATATTGTGCAGTATAAGCTCCATTAGTTCCACCAGCAAAATTTAATCCTGCGGATGCTGAAGCACTACCAGTAACTTGTAATCCACCTAAAGATGCTCCTACCGCATCTGCTGATGTATGAAATGCCTTATAGATATATGCATAATCAGTATTACTTTGTGGATCTGATGAAATCTTTTTAGCAAAATAATTTGCACTACCACTATCTAAACTCAAATCCTCAAAAGTTTGATGTATTCCACTTGAACCACTTATAGTTAAATTAAACAAAGCGTCCGCGGTAGTATCAGTCACTGATCCGGAAGCAGATAATCCTATTCCAACATTCTGTCCAAGTCTTGTATTAGCTAAAGTAAACGCTACTAAAGCACCAACTGTAGCAGAAGATCCTGTCGCGACTACATTTACATAATCAGCTCTATATCCACCTGTGTGCATTACCCGAACTACCGTTACGCTAGATGCGGATTTTAAGTATTCTTGTACTGCGAAGGGAACATATGATGTTTTTATATTTTTTCCAAATCTTTCTTCAAACTCCCCACCACTCGTTATAATAGTTGGAGTAAACGCTGGACCTTTTTGGGTTGGTCCAATCATTGCTGCTCCAATATTAGCAACACCTTGAGGGAGATAAGAAAGATCTGTTTCCTGGGTAAATACGCCAGGACTTACAATTCTTTCGGCCATTTTAAATTCTCCTAGATTTTAGATTAAAAATTAGTTATAAAAGTCGGATATTATTTAGTATAAATATAAAATTAAAATCCCAAAAGTTACTCATTCGGTGTAAAAATACCGGTATCTAGGTCTAAATTTCCAATTCCATACTTAGCAGTTAGGTCGTCAACAAGTTTTCTCTCATCTTCTTGAGCAGTTGCATGTTGCGCTAACAATTCTTCTTTTTGAGTATCCAAAGAATCCAAATTTTCTTGCAATCTCTCAGAAGCTATTGTTACTTGTCCAAGATTTACTGTAACTTGTGTATAACGACTTTGTAATTCTCTAATTTTTGTAGTTTCTTCTTCAGCAATCTTAACTTCTTTAGTTTTAGTTTCCGTTTCAGGCATGTTTATAACTCCTATTTTGTCTTAGTTAATAGTTAATTTATGTATCAAGTATATATATCGTTAAATTTATTCAAATAACAATTTTAATTCTTGATTAGTTTTAATTCATCAATTTGTGATTTAAGTTCTTTAATAGATTCTATCAAAACAGGAACTAACTTATTATAATCCACTGCTTTAAATTTTGGTCTTCCCTGCAATCCTTCATGTTCCTTCACAATTTCAGGGATGACTGATTCAACTTCTTGTGCTAACACACCAACATCATGCCCCATATCTTCTCGTTTCCAATCATACTCAACACCACGAAGTTGCATCACAGTATCTAAACCATATTTCATATCTGTAATATTCTCTTTCAAATTCATATCAGATGCTACTGTTGAAGAATACGCTACAACATCAGAGTTTGCATGAAATGTACCACCAGCAGCGAATCTAAATTCATCAGCAACATTATTAACCGAAACTTTTATCATATCGTCTGCTGAGAAATCAATAAGTTGATGTGAAGCATAACCACCTATTGATAAACCGTTATTTATAATAGATGTAATAGTGGTTTGTGCTGCATCTATATCTATATCTGCGGTATTTAAAGTTAAACCATCACCTGCTGTAATTGCACTTGTAATTGTTACTGCATCAGTACCATAATCAACTGCAGTAGTAATTCCTGTTCCACCCAATATTGAAAGTGCATCTCCTGTGGCATCTGCAGTTGCAGTTCCACTATCCGATACTACAGTCAAGAATGTATTTTGGTCACCAGTATTTGTACCACTTGTACTTTGAAGATTATCTAAAATCGTCTTAGTAAGTGCAGTTCCACCAATTGTTAATGAGGTAGAGTCAACTTCAACCTTACTTGCTGATATATAAGTAATTGAAGCACTTGTTGCTGACAATGTTGCTGTACCTGGATTATAAGTTAATGTTCCTGTATCATCATACACTGCACTTGTACTATTACCAAATAATACGTCATAATTTACACTATCTGATTTATCAGTTATAGTTACTAAATCTGAAGTACCAGTAACATCTCCAGTTATATCACCTACAAACGCAGTTGATGTAATAGATGTTGCTCCTGTTACTACACCAGAATCAACTTGAATGACATCATCGAGTTTGATGTGAGAACCATCGGCTGGAGAAAGAACAACATTTGTACCAGAATCTAATGTAACTGTCGTCCCTGCCAACTCGGCTGTTCCATCAGCGGTAATTTGTAAATTAGCTGCGGCTGCATCTGCATCAACTGTAGTGAAAGTTGTAGCACCGTTATCACCAACTGCTATTGATGCGTAATTTGCCACCTGTGCGTCATCATGAATCTTTAATTCTACATCATCAACATTAAAGTCAAAGGCTGTGGTTGTACCATCATCCATCGTAACATTTCCACCGTCTGCAGATAATGCAATATCTAAAGATGCATCAAGCGTTAGTCCAGTTGACACAACTGATAAAGCTGCGTCATTTGTGATAGTGTCTGCAGTTAATACCAATCCGTCAATAGTGAAATCTGTTGTTGCATCGAATGTAGTTGCATTAACGGTTGTAAATGTAGCTGAGGCTGCTGTAGCTGCCCCAATAATAACACCATCCATTGCTCCATCACCACCAGAATCATCAATATCAATGTTTGCAGTAGCAGTTAAATCTGTAAATGTACCAGCAGCGGCTGTAGTCCCACCAATGGCTCCTGGTTCTGCCATAGTTTTACCAGCAACAGTAGCTGCGTTAAGATTAGCAACTACAGTTGTTGATTGAACTGTTAATGGTGCAGTACCTGTTGCAATACTTGAATGAAATTGAGGTGCTCCTAAATCTACACTTGAGGTTAAAGTTGTATCACTATGTCGATACGCTAACTGAGCTACCGCTGCATCAAGACCAAAATTTAATCCTGCTCCATCCATTGTTGCAGAACTTGTACTTCCACTAGCAATCGTAATATTTTTGTCTGCTACATTTAATGTAGTGGCATCAACCGTTACAGTAGAGCCATTTACGGTAAAATCTCCTCCGACCGTCACTCCACCAGCAAATGAACTATTTCCAGTTGATGTAATTGCTCCACAACCAACTGTTCCGATAGTAGCTATGTTTTTACTACCATCTAGTACTAATGCTTTACTCGCCGCGGCGGTTCCAGCAGTCACACTATCCAAAACACCTAACTCTGCAGTTGTTAAAGTCGTAGTATCAAGTGTTAATGAAGTATCTCCTGTAATTGTACCTGTTACTGCTAAATTACCCGATGTAGTTATTGCTCCACAACCAACTGTTCCTAAACCACTTACATTTCCACTCGTATCAAATGTATAGTTTCCATCTGAAAAAGTACCATCTATTGTTAAATTTCGAATTGTTCCTATATCTTTTGATGCATCTAGTACTAATGCTTTACTCGCTGCAGCCGTTCCAGCAGTTACACTATCCAAAACACCTAACTCTGCGGTTGTTAAAGTCGTAGTATCAAGTGTTAATGAAGTATCTCCTGTGATTGTACCTGTTACTGCTAAATTGCCAGTTGAAGTTATTGCTCCACAACCAATTGTAGTAGCAGTAATTGCACGGGCTGTGTCAGCACCAAGTATACCATCAATGTTAGTACCAATTAAATCTGTCGATGTAATAGATGTTGCTCCTGTTACTACACCAGCATCTACAACAATCGCTCCATCAAGAACAATTTGTTGTCCTGCTAATGGTGTAATATTTAAATCTGTTCCAGCAGTTGAAGATATGGTATTTCCATTTATAGTAATATTGTCAACAGATAAGGTAGTTAAAGTTCCAAGTGAAGTAATTGCAGATTGTGCTGCTTGTGTAACTGTTAATGCTGTTCCACTTGTATTACCAGTAACATCACCTGTTATATCACCTACAAAAGCGGTAGATGTAATAGATGTTGCTCCTGTTACTACACCAGAATCAACTTGAATGACATCATCGAGTTTGATGTGAGAACCCCCGGCTGGTTCAAGAGCAATATTACCACCTGAATCTAATGTCATTAGTCCTGCTGAATTAATATCTACTGTACCATCTGCTGTAATTGTTATGTTTGCTGCTGCGGCTGCATCATCAACTGTAGTAATAGCCAATGCACCATTGGTAGCTCCACTAAAAGTAATCGTATCACTTGTTGATGGTGTCATCACAATTGAGTCGTCTGTAATAACCGTTGAACCTATTGTAAAATCTGTTGTGGCGTCAATTGTTGTACCAGTTATAGCAGCTGCGGCAAAAGTACCGCCTGCAACTGTAATTGTATTAGCACTATGTGTAAGAGTTACATCACCACCATCTAAATTAATAACTCCCCCACTACCTAAATGTAAATCATTCCATCCTTGAGCAGTTGAACCTAAATCATAAGTAGCGTCTGCGTTTGGTATTAAATGTGAAGTTAAATCAGCAGTTATAGAAACTGAATCTGATGCCGAATCTCCAAAAGTCATGTTTCCACCAAATGATACCGAACCACTAAAATGTGAGTCTCCAGATCCTTCAAACCTACCAAATGATGCAGTTGATGCTGCACTTGCACTTAAAATATTTGTAGATTGGCTGATAGTCATAAAGTTAGCAGAAGTCTCTACTCCTATACCTTTATTATCATGTAAATCTGCGCCTGTTAAACTACTATGTGTTTTTGCCATTGTTCTTTCCCTTTAATTAGCTACTAATAATTCGCCATCATCATTTGTTATAGTTGTAAAATCTATTATTGAGGTACTAGAACTATCCACCACCATCTTCTCTATCAATCCTGGAATTGTAAATCCTGCTTCCTGAATTGTGCCATCTACACTTAAAGACCCAGTAACCTGTACTGTATTTGTGGTAGCTTGGATTGAACCTGTTGCTGCAAATATACCAGCTTCGATTCCAGTCAAATTACTTCCATCACCTTGATAAGACCCTGTAAAGGATCCTGTTAAATGTGAAGCTCCTACTGCCGATGCATTTGTAATCGTCCCACTTGTAGATAAAGACGAAACAATAGCATCTGAACCAGATATTATGACTTTTTTCCAATTTGGCATTTATTCTTCCCTCAATCGCGGTTGGATACTCTTTCGAGCCCACTTCCCATCATCTGCCAAGAGATAGGCCAACCATTAAGCGTCATTCTTCTTTTTCTCTTATCCAAAGCTCTCCCTCTTTTTCTTTGAGGGCCGCTTTAGCTCTTTCTTTTACTTCTTCTTCAATCGACATTGTTTTCTTGACATCCCATATAGGTTTATCAAGTAATTTATATTGATTTCTCAATTTAACCACAACATCCATTGCCTGTTGTAAAAATTTACCTGGAACCATTGATTCTTGTATTAAAGTTAACAAAAATTCAATTTCCTTTTTACCGAACTTGGCTGCTTCATCAACCAATACTCGAGTTTTACCTGATCTTAACGCCATTTATGACCTCTATTTTATATAATTTTAACTAAAAATCCAAATAGTTCCATCTGAATTTATTGCCATTTCTCCAGCTCCATACTCTTTATCACCTGATACTGGATCATCATTATCACCTAACTGTTTTACAGTAACTACATGTTCTAATGCGGTTACTGCGGTAGCAGAAGATGCAATACCTTTAGCTACTGACCATCTGTTATCTCCAGTATCATGATATATCGCTGAACCACTATCGACTGAAGCACCTTCTTGTACAATCAAACCACCATCTACATTTGAAGCCGCTGAACCAGTTGCCGTGAATATAAAAGCATCTTGTACTGCCAAATTCGTAGTTGCTAATGTTGTAGTTGTACCATTTACGGTTAAATCACCCTCTATCGTTGCATTTGCACTTACAGTCAATGTGCCTGCTGCTATTGTTCCTGATGTTGTAATACCGGAAGCACCATTATTAATAGCTCCAAAATTAGTTGTAATCGAACCCGCATCTAATGCGCCTGCGGTAGTTAGATTCGCTAATGTTGTCAAACTAGTGTTAGTTGCTGCTAGAGTTATTGCTCCACCAGCTGCTACAGTTGCTTCACTACTAATATTTCCAAAAATTGAATCCTCAAAGTTTGAGAATGTTACTTTTTTAACAGTACCTGGACCATCATCCATCATAAACGTGTCAGCTTGTGCTATTGTTGCACTTCCCAAAGCACTTTGTCCAGAAATTATATTATCATTTAACATTGAACCTTCAACTGCACCTGCTGCTATTGTTAAAGCACCACCTGCTGCTATAGCTGCATCACCACTAACATTTCCAAAAATTGCATCTTCAAAATTTGATGTTGTCATTTTCTTTAAATCACCTGAATCATCTGTATCTGATAAGATAACTAAATCATCTTGAGCAAAATCTGTTAAAGTACCTGCTAAAGAATCACCATCCAACTTATCCATATCAATAGCTGCACCTGAAGCAATTGAGGCATTTACTACGGCATTGGCTGCCAACTCATCTGCTCCCACAGCATCATCATCTAATTGAGCTTGTGATACTGAATTACTAGCCAATGTTAAGGCTCCACCTGCTGCTATTGTAGCGTCTCCACTTATATTTGCAAATATACTATCTTCAAAATTTGAGAATGTAATACTTTTTTCAGTTCCATTATCAGATATTAATAATTTATCTTGTGTCTGATGCAACGTTGCTGCTCCATATGCATTTAATAATTCAATATCTTGAGCTACTCCTGTTAAATTACTACCATCTCCAACAAATGAACCAGTAAATGAACCAGTTAAATGTGAAGATTCTACTGCAGAAGCGTTACTTAAAGTAGTTGCAACTGTTGCTGCAAATGTACCAGCGCCTGCTGATGCTGCACCAATGGTTACTCCATCAATTGCTCCACCATTAATATCAACTGTAGAAAGTGTAGAAGTTCCCGTTACAGTAATTGCATCTATATAGCCTGTATCAATATGAGCTTCTGCGAATTGTAATGTAGAAGTTCCTAAATCAATAGCACTATCGGACTTGGGAACAAAATCTCCAACCCATCTACCAGTATTTGTAATATCATCACCAGTAGCATTTCCAAGAGTAACTGCTCCATTAAGAGTTGTCGCACCTGACACATCCAACGCAGCATTAACATCAAGCGTTGTAGCATCGATATTAACATCGGTTGTGGCAGCTATATCTAAATCTGCGGCACTTGAAGCACCAATATATTGTGAAGAGTCATTAAATTGTATTTTGTTTGTGGAATTCAAAAGAACTCCTGTATCGGCAACGTGTGTAAACGTAACATCAGCGCCACCATCGCCTAGAGATAATACAGCGCCGTCTGCTAAAAATAAATCTGAAAATTCTAAAGCTGATGTTCCTAAAGCTGCACCATCCGATGCATCAGGAGCAAAAGCTGTTGTTGCTGTAATAGTTGTACCTTGTATAGTACCAGTTGAGGTAATATTACCTGAACCAACTGTTCCTAAACCAGTTACATTTCCACTCGTATCAAAGGTATAATTACCATCGGAAAGTGTTCCTGTTATTGTTATATTTCGTACTCCGGAAGCAATGTCTGCATTCCCATCAAGAACAAGTGCTTTATTAGCGGCACCCGCTCCATTAGTTATACCATCGATCTTTTCTAAATCGGTTTCATTAATATCCGCACTACCAATTACAAAACTGGTTCCTGCGGTTATGGCGGCATCACTAGTTACAGTTGATAATACTGCTGCGCTTCCTGATACTAGTACTTTTCTCCATGTTGCCATTTAATTTCTCCTCTATAAACTTGTTAGTTTATGTGTTCATTAATAAATATAATCTTTTTAAATAATCTTTTCTTCTATTCCACTTTTCTTTTACTAACATCTAACTTGCACTCCCAAAAGTCTTATATCCAAGAAACCATTGGTCAGATCCTGAATAAAACAGTCCACCTGATACTGCTGTAGGAGTTGTATCTCTCGCTGCCATAATAACTACTGAATCCTGTACCCTAAACACAATATCATCATCAGTATTAGTTATAGAAAATAAATCACCTGAGCCAGATGTTGCTTTAAAAGACCAACTCGACCCTGTAAGTTCATTTACACCAGATGTCTCATTCCAGGTTGTACTTCCATATGTAAATGCATCTGTTACAGCTAACGAATCTATATTTGCAGTTCCATCAACATATAAATCTTTCCATTCTTTTGTGCTACTACCCAAATCATATGTATCATCCTCTGTTGGTACAGTATCTTGCAATGTTAATGTAGCAGATAAATTTCCGTCAATCGTCGCATCACCTGTAATTTTTAAAGCTGAACCACTTACTGGAAACATTGAATGATCGGATGAATCTACATCAAATATAATTGCTTCACCATCATCAGTAGTTAAAGCATTTGACCCTAGAACGTTATAAGAATCTGAATGTACTACAAGACCTTCTAATATTGTTGGTATAAGGGAATTTAATCTCTCTTTTATAATACCATCTACATCAATTGATCCAGTTATTTCTGCGCCACCATCAGTGACGGTGACTTTACTATCAAATCGTTCTTGACCAATATATTTTATACTAGACATTTATTAAGTTATCTCCAAAATGCTTGCAAACGCATCAATATCACCGTTTGCTGAAGCTTCAGTTTCTAATTTATCCCCCGCTCCCAAATTGATTGGTTTCTCAATAACTACTGTAGAATCTGCGGGTATATTTACAGTTTTTAACAAATATGTCCTGCCTTCAAACGTAGCACTACCACTAACACTTAAATTTATAGTAGCTGCATTAGTACCATCAATATTACTTAAATAAATTGCATGTACTACCGCAGTTGTCGCTGCTGGACAAGTATACATCGCTTGTAATGTTGTACTTGATCCTGTTGCTGCATTTTTAAATGTATTAGCCATCTATAATCTCCTATTATCCAAAAACTATTCCAAACACTACAGAATTTGGATCTGACACGTTTGTTAATGCTGACCCATCACCACTAAATTTTGATGCGGTAACATCGCCTGTTAATTCTATCGATCCTGTAGTTTTTGAGTCTGTTGTTAATATTGTTTGTATTGAAGCAGATCCATCATTTTTTTCAAAAAAAATCTTACCTTCATAGGTATTCATAGCAAGTTCCCCTAATACTAAATTACCAGTAGTAGGAACTGCTCCTGTAGCAGAGCTTCTTTTTAGTTTTATCACCTGTGCCATTAATAAGATCCTCCATCTATTAAAGTACTTACAATTAAGTTTCCACTTGTATCATACCCTGGTATTCCAGTTATTTCTGTTGCCGCGGTACTCGAAGATAAATATCCAAACTCTTTATCAGAATTGTTAGCAAACACAAATAAACTTCCACTTGCGGTTACTTTTGTAGCTCCCTGTTCAACATATAAAGAAGATAGTTTAGCTTCGCTTCCAGATACTATGACTTTTTTCCAATTAGCCATTAGAATGTACCTCCATCAATCACTGAACTAACAGTTAAATTTCCGTTACTTGCGTTATATCCAACTAATCCAGTAGTTACCGCTGATGTATCAGCAGATGACATATATCCCACTTGAGTACTTGAAGGAACCTGGAAAGCTACAGAACTACCTGATGCTACACTTGCTCCAGTACTAACATAAACTGAACCAGTTACATGAGTAGATACACTCATATTTACTGTTGAACCATCATCAGTAATATTTGCTGAAGATTCTAATCTTCCATTTCCATCTACAATTACAGGTCTATTTTCTGTTAAATCTGAAAGTCCCGATTGTACTGGGTGTCTATAATGTGTTGAACCACTAATTCCACTATACCAATAATCATTGGTTGCGTTCCATAATAATGATCCTGTATGTGCTGTACTTACTGCGTCTATAACTTGTATACCACTATCTACCGCTCCTCCAGCTGCGTTTAATGTTATTATATTGTCCCCAATATTAACTACTGTAGAGTCAACCGTTGTCGTAGTTCCTGACACGGTTAAATTGCCTGTGATCGAAGCGTTTCCTCCGACATTTAAATTTTCAACTATACCTACACCACCATCAACAACCAAAGCACCTGTACTAGTTGTTGTTGAAGTTGTTGTATTGGCTACTTCTACTTGGCCATCATGTCTAACATAACCATCAAATTCTACATCTGGGTCTCCTGTTGCACCACCAGTTGATGCAAACAAAGTATCTCGGTTTGTATCAATAGTAATAACAGAAGTACCATCTTCTTTTATATCAACTCCAATTTTACCATCAACTGTTATAGCACCGGCACCTGTAGTCAAATCAGACGCTGCTCCACCTTGTAATGATAAAGCACCAGCAGAATCTATATCAACTGTTGCACCATCTAAATCTAAATTAGCAGCTGCATTTATATCAATATCACCTGCCGATGTTGTAAAATTAGAAGTTGCTCCTGCATCAATCGTAATTCCACTCGCTCCAGCATTAATATCTACTAAAATTGCATTTAATTCTACTTCAGTTCTAGTACCAGTATCTCCACCTACTGTAATCTTTTGACCAACTGAATCACCACCAATACTAATTGCTGCTGCTGAAGAATCTATTGTAACTGCTCCACCAGCATCTACATCTACTGTACTAGATGGTGTCATTGAAATAGTTGTCATTCCTGTTTCAGATAATGCTCCACTACCATCAAATTCCCAAGTGCCAGTATCATCACCGAATGTCGCTCCTGCATTACCTTTTGCAGTTAAAGTTGTAGTAGCAGTAATTGCAGTTGTAGTAGTACTATTAAATATATTTGTTGTAGTACTCTCAATAATATGCGGACCACCACTTGCTGATATAGAACCACTTAAATATAATGTATCCCACCGTTGACTATCACTACCTAAATTATATGTATCACTTGCATTAGGTACAATATTTGAAGTTACATCTGCGGCAAAAGATACTGAATCTGTAGCCGCATCTCCAAGTGTTAGATTTCCACCAACTGTAAGATTTCCAGTAATCTCTAAAGATCCTGTAATAGCTCTACCAGCTATAGCCCCAGTTAAATCTAAATCTGTATTTCCGCCTGAATTTAATCTATAAAGTTTATAATTGTCTGAATCATAGTGAATCAAATCATTAAAATTTGCTCCACCAGTAATTCCACCTAAATTTGGTACAGCTGTACCATAAGATAACCTAGAAACAGGCAATCTATTAGTTCCATCAGTATGCCCTACTACTAATGCAGATTTTAATGCTGCGTCACCAATATTAGCTACTGAACTAGTAACTACACCAATTTCACCATTATTTAGATTCACACCGCTTAAATTTGCTAGTGTTCCTCTTCGATGTTTAATGATCTGTGCCATTAGATATTTCTCCTAGAAAGTACTTTTCTTCTACTATAAATATCTTTAGTAATAAATTTTAGTGGTTTCATTTACATTAATTCTTCTTTCATTATCACTCTTTTTGGACTAAGATATTTTTGTGTTGTAATTAAATCATTATAAGACTTAGGTAACAGATATCCATTTAAAATCACACTAAATTCTGTTTTTACTAGTCGTTCATTATCTGCCACTTCTGTAGCGTCTGTGAAAGTCTCTATAATAGTTCTAAATTTCATTTTACCAGGTTCCCCCCAATATGATCCTGCACTAAAATTTATTTTTTCTATAAGTTTATTCATTTGATCCATAAACGAAGTCCAAATAATAAAATCATAATTTAATACCATATAATCTGGAACTGCTACATTATAAAATTCGTTCTGTGGTATTAAATTTTGTTGAACACTAAACTTATCATATCTATTCTTTTTGCTCCATTTCTTTCCAAATGTATAATGTAATTTAGGATCATTAGCATCCAATTTATCAACTGGAAGACTTGTGTTTTTTTCCATTCCAGTTCGTTGAAATACAATCAGTGGTGTCATTAATTGTCTTTTTCTATCACGTAAATATCCTGTATTTCTAATTGAAACCCATCTTTCTGGATTAGCATATAAGACAGGTACTTTAACTTGTTCTCCAGATTCCTCTACCGTTGGTTGTATTACCTTATCAAAATAATACATAATAGCAGAATCCATATCCATAATCTCAACAGATATATTTTTTACATTATCATCTCTTTTATATTCCCTACCTCTATTAATATCTTTCTTTTGTATTTTAGGTGTAGGTTTTTTTCTTGCCATCAATTACTCCTAATTAAACGCATCGCCCAAATCTAATGTACCAGAATCATCTCTATTGGTTAAAGTTCCTAAATTTTCTACTGTCAATCCACCTTTAATGTATAATGATCCTGTCAATTTATGAGTATCATCTGTTGTATTACCAAACATAGTTGAACCACTTATAGCTTGAGTAGTTATATTTGTTACAGATGAAGATATAATATATTGTTGTGCTGTTATGTTTCCAGTTGCTTCTATATCACCCTGTACTTCAAGTCCTGTTGCTAAAGTTTTACCCACATATTGATAAACTGACATATAAAGATAATCACTATTAGTTGGATCTACTGAAGAATTCATAAACTGTAATACTCCAGTTTTATAATCAAATTGATAATCATTAGTTGAAACTATATCATCACCATCTAATGAACCAGTCTGTAAACTATGACTAACTGCAGAAGATTTATATAAAGCTGCTAGATATCCAGGAGTTGTATCCTCAGTTGTAGAAGTTGCTAACGCTGATGTGGAATATTTAGGTGATATAAAACTTGTTTGTTGATTAGAATCAATCAACTGTGCACCTATTCCACTATCACTTCCTGTTGGATTTAAGAAAAACCAAACCTCATTATTAGTATTTGATTTTGTTAATTTTTGTCTATACCAATACTTCATTATTGATTTACTACCTGAAGTATATGTTGAATTAATATCAGCACTTCCACTATAAGGTAATCCCGAAGATGGTATGTACCCTGCTTCAGTATAAATCTCAGATGATTGTAAATCAAGTACATTTGTAAATGCTTCTTGTGCAGCGGTAAGAGTATCGTGAGTATATCTTCTCGACGCTAATAATCTACTTGATTTCGACCCTGAATCTAAAGTTGCCATTTCTTATTCCTAACTATAACTTAATGTTATTGAAGTTACTGGAGATGGATCTCCCTTGTATCTAATTATCACATAAAATTCATTATCATTACTGTCTAAATACATTCCATCTGCATTTCTTATTGGTATTGTATATTCAGTGCTACTCAAACTTCCACCACTATTTCCATACAAACTAATTGCAGTAGAGAATGGATTTTTAAAATTATCTGCCGCCATATCGGCTTCAATCAAATTATTTGTTAATTTTGTTGGGTCATATATTCTACACACACTTAATTCACTATTATTACCACTACCACTAGCTGCACTTTCAAATAATATAGTTGCTGCTACACTATCTGCGGTAGTTGCTGTCCAATTAACCAATGTCTTACCAACATCAAGAGTCATACTTGAATATGTACTTCCAGGTGTTTGGAATCTTCGAATATAATATTTGTAATCCCCACTACCAAAATCCTCTGCAAACCAATACCCATAATCACCACCAGGTTCTACCAAATATCCTGGTTTTACTTGTAAATCATAATTACCTAAAACTGCATCTCCCTCATCATTAGTTTGAAATGAATCTGTTGTGAAGTATGCTCCACTAAATGAAGTTACATTGTCTGCTATTACTATTCTAAAATCTTCACCTGTAAATGTTTCCGTCAAATCTTGTAAAGCATTTGAATCATATCCTTGAGCTCTACTATAAACTGCCATTGAACCACTTGCTGCTACTTGTTCAAATCTTGTTGCATCATATAATGAAAATGTAGGAGAAGTAGCATCTACTGCAGTATTTTTCCAATTTCTACCTCTTGCTCTAAATATTAATGAATAATTTCTTGATTCGTCAGTTGACCTATTTTGTGATACATTTTCAGTATTACTATCTAAAGTAAAAGAAAGAGAAGAACTCACAACTGCTATATCAGAAAGATGTGGTGTACCACTCGAACTTCTTTTTGTAGTTTTAGTACTATCAATTACATATGTATTTACTCCAGTTGAAGAAACTCCACTATTATTTACAGTTGTGGTTGTATTTGATAAAGTTGTTGACCCAATATTTTCCCATTCATCAGTTGTATTACTATTAACCAATACCGAACTACCATACCCATAACAAGGATCAAATGACTTAGTGACCTCTGATTCAAAAGTAACAGTATATGTAGTTGTTAACAAATATGGTGCACCACTCAAACTTCTTGATGTGGCTGAAAATGCAGTTATGTCAGCACTACTTGTTACTACTGCTGTAGGTTGACTATTTGTAATGTCTTCTGTTATATTATAATATAAATAAAATCTTGTATTTGAATCACTTCCATTCTTAAACGTAAACTCTGATTGAGAACCTGACTTTAATCCTGCCACAACATCATGTGTTGCATAATATCCACTTGCAGAAATACTTGTTGCACTTGTTGCTCCCCCAGTATAAAATCTTCCACTAATTGGTCCAGCTACACTATTAAAATCACCGTCTTGGTACGCAGATGGAATAACTGCTGGTTGTGCCGTTACAATTTTTGATAATACTAATCCATTTGATGTTCCAAAAGAACTTATAGAATAATCTGTATATGATGCAGTTGTAAAAGTTGAATTTTCATCTGGTGTAGCGTCTGCGTAATTATCACTAAATGAATGAGATGCTATAGTTTTTACATAGTACGCTGTTGCTCCCCCACTTGTTAATCCACCTAAACCAAAGTAATTTGAATTACTATAAACACCACTTGAACCACCAGCATTTGCAGTAACGGTAAGTGAATTTGTACCATGTGTTGCTTGAGTTTGTATTGTTGAAGGAATACGAGATGCATAACTTCCGTGAAATGGATTAGTTCCTGTATCATTTCCCCAATCACCCAAATCACTTGATTGTACCCAACCTTTTGCCATTAAATAATCTTGAAGTTCTTTGTATGAACCTGTATCACTCATATCTATAAATGCAGATGAAGTCCAATGTTGCGATAACCTCGCGTTTTCATAAGTTGAACCCAATACACCATCTAATAATGAACCTTTTGATGTAGTTGAACCTTGTGTATGAGATGTACTTAATGTATTCCAATATTTTGTATTTGGTGAAGCGTCTGCTACATCCAAAGAATGACTCATTGCACCTGCAACAAATCTTAAAATTTCACTTACATGAGTTGTGTTATCAAAATTATTAAAATAACTTCCATCTAAACCAGTTCCCCATGCATTAGAAGTTGGATATCCATTTGTAAGATTATTTGTATAAATTGCAGTTGATGATGATGCTACCGTATTAGCTTTTAATGAACCTGTTAATTGTACATCATTTGTAGTAGAATACGCCGATCCAGTTTTGATAAAAATTCCTAATTCACCATCAATACCAGTAGTTGGAATATTAGTTAAAGAACTTCCATCTCCAGCTAATTTAGACGCACTAATAGTTCCTACTCCTCCAGTAGCAACTATCGAACCTGATAAGGTAAAAGAACCTGTAAGTTTAGGATTTAATTGTCGGCTGTGTATAAGTGCCATTCTCTTCTCGTTTTAAATTTTCCCAATAAATTTTCATACTTTTAGAAATACGTTTTTTATGAGTATTAGTCTTAGGTTGTTTCAATTTCTCTATAGTATCCATTGAAACTTTTCTGTCCATTTGAGCGCAGGATTTGCATACAGAATTGTTACCTACTGCTCTATCAAAAGTGTCTTTTCTTGTGTAGGTAATCATCCTATTACAATCGGGACACCTTCTATTTTTTCTATCTTTCCAATGTCGCTTTCTCATACCAATAAATATCATTTAGTAGTAAAAGAAAAGTGGAATTAAAAATATTTTTTAAGAATCAAATTTTCCGTGAGCGATAATCTCGTCATCTCCCTCTAATACATAACCTATTGAAGAAGTATTAACCTTTAAAAGAAAATTACTACCATTTTGTTGTACTTCTAATGCATCATGTTCCATATATTGACCATTTAAGAAAAATACAAAATCATTTTCACCTACTGATGTTAATCCACTTGGAGCAGATGCCATCGTAGCAGTAAAACTTGCTGTCTCATATCCAGATATATCATTTAAAGTTACCGCTCCACTAAAAGATGCAGCTTTCTTTACATAAGATTTTCTTAAAAATTCATTTCTATGGTCTACATAAAGTTTTGAGGTAGCTGATGTATTTAAACTTGCAGTTGCTGGTAATCCTAATACTTCTCCCCCACCACTAAATGTTAAATCGGCGTTACTCCCCATAGTAGAAGATGCAAGTGAAGTAATTGTTTTGTTGGTTAATGTATCGGTTGTAGAAACACCAACTATATTAATATTTGCTCCAGTAGCATTATCTAATGCCCATCTTGATTCAGAATGATCCCATATTAACTGTGCGTTTGTCGCACCACTTCTACCAACTCTCATTCCAGCGTCCGCTGAACTTAACGCAGTGGAACCTGTAAAATTTAAATCTATAATTGGATCTTCTACTTGCATTGTAGCAACATTTGCTACACTTTGACTACCCTCTACAATTAAATCACCATAAATTTTCAATGATCCAGTCATATAACCCGCTGGATTTAAAGTCATTATTAACTGACTACCATAACTTCCAGAAGTATATATATTACCACCAGTATCATCATATAAATAATAATTTGCACCTTGTACAATCCCTGTAAGACCTGCATCTAGAGAACCAGTTCCTAAATCATCTTGAGTAAAGTCATCCCAAATTACATCATATAATCCCGTAGCTGGGTTTATAGCACTACCAACTCTCAAAACTTGTTTTGCAATTGTTGAAGCTTGTGCTTGTCTTGTTAAATCAATTAATGCCATAATTTAATCCAAATCTATTGGTTGTATTTTATATCTAAAAATAATTTGATCTCCACTTTTTAAAGTTATACCCTTAATAGTCCCCGCTACTCCACTGGTGTCATTAGTTTTTTTTCTAAGCCTTACTTTTTTATAATTATCAGCAAAATAAAAGTCTGTGCCTATTGCAGTTGTCCATGGCGGTTTACTAATTTGTTGAATTTGATTAACTGAAAACTTAAAAGAAGCAGGTCTAGGTTGATGTTTCGAAACAGAATGAAATACACTTAAATCAAACTCCTGATAATCTGAAGTAGATGTAGATATATCAGTAAATCCTAATTCCCTTACTCTTTCCCTACTAAAATCTTTCATCGCCCCCATAGACATAATATCATATTTAATCGTTGGAGCTCCGTCTAAATTATTCATTCTATAAGGTAAATTTGAACCTGACTCATCAGTAAATTCAATTTTATCAGCATTAAATATTGATTCGCTTACCGCCGAAACAAATTTCCTTAAATTTCCCTTATATCCTTCTAATTGTGTTATCATACTATTATCAAACTATAGTTTATTGTAATATTATCATTTACATCTAAATCAATACCCTGTATTGTATTTGCGCTACTATGTTTTTTATTAATACTAATAAATCCAGCACTTGATGAAGACATAAAAAAATCTTTGGAACTTGTCGTATCCTCTTGATTAGCTGGACTAGTTAAAATTTGACCATTTATTCCAACTGAAACAGACCCATTTCTTATTTTATGTCCTGAAGGTATCGATATAGTATAATTTTGTCTATCTGGTGTAGGCACAGTATCCAATGAAGAAGATTGTGACCCAGACATATATGTAAATTGTTCCAAAAAAGAAGCACTTACATATCCAAGAGTCAAAACCGCTTTAATATCTGCTGAACTAGTAGGCTCTCCACCATATCTCATTATATATCTAGTATCTCCACCATAGATATTAGTAAATTGTAAATCTTGTATTTCTTGACCTGATGAAGGTGACACTCCTCTAATAAAATCTGTTGCGCCCGCCAATCCACTTGGTAAACTCGACCCCAATGCTGTTCCTAAAATCCTAACTGTTTCAGTTTTAGTATCTGGTCTATACATTGTTGAAAAACTTCCATCTGTTTCATCCATAATATCTATTCTTGATGGACTAAAATATTTTGTAGTAGTAACATAATCATTAAATGATTCTGGAACCAAATATCCCCTAAAACTAAAAGAAAAGGTAGTTTTAATAAGACGTTCATTATCCGCCATCTCTGTATTATTTTCAAAACTATCTATATTTACTTTAAATTTAAATTTTCCAGGTTCTCCCCAATATGCTCCATCAGAATAATTAATTTTTTCAACTATAGCATTCATTTGTTCAATAAACGGTGTCCAAATTATACATTCATATGTCATTGTCATATAATCTGGCATTGCCACAGTATAATATTCTTTTGATTTTGTTAATCCTTTTTGAACATTAAACTTATCATATCTATTTTTACTTGTATATTTTCTTTCAAAAGTATAAAATAATTTTGGGTCATTAGCATCTAACTTATCTACAGGTAAAGTTTCATCTTTTTGTATAGACGACCTTCTAAAAACAATCAAAGGTGTAATTAATTGTCTTTTTTTATCTCTCAAATGACCTGTTTTACGAATAGATTGCCATCTTTCAGGATTTGCATATAAAACTGGTACCTTTACAACTTCACCAGCTTCCATAATTGTAGGTTGTATCACATTAGTAAAATAATACATAATAGCCGCATCATGATCCATCAATGTAACTTCTACATTTTTTACATTATCACCACGTTTTTTGGCAAGTCCACGATTCATAGATAGAGTAGTAAATCTTTGTCTAATATTTCTTGGTATGGGTTTTGATCTAGCCACTAACTACCTCTTTGCCTTTCAATTTGTAAATTAGATCGTCTTATTAAGAATGAATTACACACAACAGACCAATTACTATCAACTTGCCCACCAACAAGTTGATTCTCATTCATAGTTCCTACTTCAAAATGTGTATAATTCCAATCGAAGATATCACCTGGTTCAATAACTAAACTCAATTCTGTAAGATATTCCCTTTCAAACCAAAATTGTGCAGTTTGTCTTAAATCAGCTCCAAATTCTTCTGTATTAAAATCAAAATCATCAGCTTGTATTAAACAAGGTAATTTAACACCATCTAAATATGTTTTACCTGCAGACGCTTCCCCATACAGATTTGTCATAGTATCTGCAGCTGATATTCTATATAATACACAGGTTTGATTGATAATTCCATCTTTTTCATTTTTTAAATTACCAACCAATTCTCGATTTATAGAAGTAAAAAAATTTCTATCTGTTTGACTTAAAAAACGACTTGGCATATTTTAATCCTATTTTACATAAATTGGTAAAGGTACTTTTTGCAATTTTTCTAGTAACATATCTGATTCATCTTTATCTCTTTCCATCAATGATCTACGAGTTGAGTCCTCTAACATTTCACGCAACTGAGTAATTAAAATTTCTTTTTCTGTAGATGCTTCACTTCGTAATGAATCTCCATCTAAAGTAGTTTCAGAATTTGGAATTGGAATACTCGTATATTTACCTCTAATTGCTCCTAACAGTTCTTTAGCTAATGCTAATCCATACTTTCTAATCCATTGTTTACCAACATCATTAATTTGACTATATACCATATTATTATATGGTACATTAGAAAAGTCTGATATAGAAGCCAATGAAGATCCACCGTGATCAGTGCTAGTTGAATCGTCCTTTTCACTTGTTACATAATAGTCAAACCATATTGTAAAAGGAGTTGTTGGAGCTGGAAATATTCTAACTCTATTATCCACCAAATGAAATGAATATGCTGATTTTCTAATTGAATCATTCATTTCAATAGCCTGCAATCTTAATAAATCTTCAAATATCGGCATCATTGTGAAGGTTACTGCAGGTGACATTCCCCCAAATCCGAATCCTTCTATCATTTTATGAGTTCCATATCCAGTAGTTGCATATGGGTCAAAATATCTTTGAATTGCAGGAGTTGGTCCATGAAAAAGTCGTCTAACTTCTATAGCGTTACCACTTTCTGATACATTTGCCCATAATGCATTTAAATCATAAACTTGTGAACCACTATTAGCAGCAATAGAACCACTTCTTAAAGTTACATTACCACCAACGGGTAAAGAAGCTTCCGTACCATATCTATTAGATAATTTAACCGTTCTACCTAAAGTAGGGGTAACATTTCTATGTGTCAAATTAGATCCAGTAGATTGACCTGTCAAATTAAACAAATTATCTTTAATATTAAATTGATTAACTTGAGCGGAATATTCAGTAACGGATTCTTCGTAAATTGCATAAAACGATCCAGATTGCATTTCAACATCCATTATTGGATATCCCAATCTTTTAGCACACCAGTCTGAAAATCTGTCAACAGAATTAATTCCAGTTCCAGAAAATTCTGTATCATTATCGTAAATCCCAAACGGAGTTTGAGATGCTGAAAATGAACTACTTCCTGGCCATATTGCTGTTTGTGGCATTATAATCTCCTAAAATATATATATTTCTTCATCTATAAATATAACACCCCCTATAAATAGGGATATTTTAACTGGTAAATCTTCCATATCATGTTAATTTATCTATTGATTTTTTAAGTGTTTTAAAATTCTTAAATGCATCCATGTAAAATCGTTTAACTGCCTTTACTTTACCAAGTGCATTTGCTCTACCAATTTTATTTAATGATATCATCACATTGTCTAATTGAATTGGAACGAGTTTTTTATAATCCAGCTCGTTAAGTATTTCTTCTCTAATGATTTCTTTTAATTTTGATTTAGTCATTTTCATTTTGTAAACCTTCCATACTTATCCTTCTTTACCACTCTATTTTTTAACATCAGGCATCTATCATCATATTTAACTTGACCCTCTGTTTTCCCATACTTATCTTGAAACCAGGGAAGTGAAAAACGACCTTTTGCTTTCTTTTTTAATTCTACTATTGTTTCAGCATTGTGTTTTTTACCATACATTCCGTTTTTGTAGCCAGTATTTATATCTTTCATTTTTTCTATAAACTGTTTATATTCTGGAGTGTCTTTTCTTCCTTTCCACATATCTCCACCATGTGTAGTATCTCTTTGAGTATTGTATCCATCAAATCCTTCATATTTTATAATATACGCCAATTCCACCTCACACATATCATTTTTAGAACAAATTGCAAGTTTTTCAACTTTCATTTTTTCCCACCCATATTTTCTAATTGATTTGTATAATGGGTAATTATATTTAACTGTTTTTTCATTAAAAGCTAAACTCTTATGCGACGCCATCCTATGACTAAATCCATGCGTCCTACCTATATAGTTTTTACCACTTGGACTTGTTATTTTGTATATTGTTATTTCCATAATACTCTCCATATAGTAATAAATAGTTTCGGACATAAAAAAAGCCCCCAATAAATGAGGGCTTATTTTATTTGAGATTAAAAATCTCGGACGACTAACTGACCAAACTATTATACATAGTTTACGTCTGCTACAACGATTTGACCATAAAATTCTGGTCTCACCATTTTCTTAGCATAACGGGTCATTACCCCTTTACGAGGTGTAAAGTTAGCTGGATCATAAACAAGAGGTGTCATGATCAAAGGAACGTATGGAGCATAAACCGCACCAGTTTCTAAGAAGTTAGATCCACGGAATCCAATAAGGACTACGTTTTCTAACATATAAGGATTCTTATAAACTGTATATCGACTATTCAACATACCGACCTTCTGTACACCCATTGCAAATGAGCTATTTGATGCATTACCATCTGTGTCTGCTGCGTATCCAGGAATACTCTCTATGATTGTTGCTGTTTCAGGTGAAACCACCATCCAGTTAGCACCACCACGTAGAGTTTTCTGATGAATTGCGTTACTTACACTTTGGACTTTGTTTCCAAGAGTCTGGAACCATTCACCCTTTGTATAAGCATTAGATTCACCACTTGACTGTGCGAAAGCTCCGCCTCCAGTTGGACGTTCATATCCAACTCTTGCTGACCAATATTCGGTCTTAGCATCTGCGTTTGCTCTAAGCATGTCTAGGATTTCCAAATCGATTTCCATCGAAACGTACTCACTTAACATTGCTGTAAGCTCTGCTTCTGCATCAACACTATGGTAAGCGTTAAGATCTTGAGCTAGCTCAGGAGTCCATACTGCTTTCAGTTTACGAGTTTTAGCAACGATGCTAACTTGTCTTAACTGAATATCAATTTCTGGAATTCCGACATCGCCCGTATCGCCTGCCCAATCTTCACTTGTGCTAACTTCAAAGTCACCACGAGTTGAATCGGTAGGTTGTGCACTATACTTAACAGTCAGGTCACCTAATGTTCCTGTCGCGGAGTTTCTAACAATGAAAACTACTTCAGTATTAGCTGAACCAGACAGTTTTGTATATGCAGGGAAATACTCATCAAATCCCGTACCAGATATCGCCATTGAACGAACTGCTTCTTTATCGGGACGAGTCATACCTGCGGTAGAAACTGTCACTTTATTAAGTGAGTTATCTGCGCCTGCTGTTCCAATAGTTAAGCCGGGTTCATAGTCAATATCTCTTGCTGCAACAGAACCAGTTGTATAGGTTCCGCTTGCTACACTTGATGCGTGAATGGACTGTGCGGCAGTTTCCTGCTGCTTGGTTGAGTAAGCGAACTTACCTGCACCATAAAGACCACCACTTGCATCACCAGATGCTGATGTGTTACCATAAACATCTTCTCCAACGCTAAAGCCTTGATTGGCTGTACCGTATTTAAAGTCTAGATAGAAAATTAGACCTGATGGAAGGTTCATAGGCTGAACAGAAACGAATTCCTGTGCTGCCAATTCACCAAAGATACGTCTAACTAGAGGAAGTGCAACTCCACTCCATTCTTCTGTACCGGGTCCACCAACTCTTGAAGATTCATCAATAAGCTGACGTGCTTGATTTTCAAGCAACTGTGCCATTGTATGAACTTTATTTTCGTCTCCGAGACCTTCTAACAGACCGGTAGCTTCCCACTTTTCTATGAGCTTCTTCGTTTCATTCCGACGCTCAATATGCGGGTTATAGCCATCCATAATTTCTGCTATTGCCTTACTTGACATAATAATTCTCCATGTTTAAAGGATATTAGCCAACTTTTTAAACCGCTGCTTCATTACATCTGATTCAGTAATAATTTCTTGTTCCTGTTTTTCAGATTTCGTGCTAGCAACTGGTTTTGAAGCTGACCCCTTTTTTGATTCTTTAACAATTTCTTCTCTAATAGAGCCATTAACAAAAGATTCTGCCATAGTTGCATAAACCAACTTGACTTCTCTAAGGTTCTTTGCTCTATCAAACGTTTCAACTACTTTCATTTTCTGATCATTAGACAAACCGTACGACCTGAACAGTTTATTTGTGAACAAAAGTTTTGCATTAAGTAAGTTGACTTCGTTCAACTTAGAACGAAGATATTTTACGACATCGCGATGCTCGTCAAGTTCTGTTTGAAGATTTTCCATATCTTCAGAGGTAGTATCTTCTTCATCTTCTTCTTGAAGTGCTCTTAATACTTCTTCTAAATCAATTTCTTCTTCTACTTCTTCAACGTCAGGATCATCATCACCTTCAGTTATTTCAACTGATTCGTGTTTTGCTTTTCCTGGAACGCCTATTTTAGAAGTTTCGTCAGATTCGCCTTTGTGATTATCAGATTTACCGATACCAGAAGATTTGTCAACTTCTTCTTTGACTTCTTCTTCATCTTCATCTTCTTCATCAGCTTCATCTACTGATTCAGATTCATCAGTTTCAGATTCTTCGTTAAAATCAGCATCTTCATCTTCTTCCAATTCTGATTCTAATTCTCTCAGAACGGCTTCTAGATCAAGATCCTCACCTTCACCCATATCATCTTCAACTTCTTCATCATCTTCAGGGGCAAATTCTTCACCCTCTTCATCTTCTTCTTCAGAAACAACTGGTGCATATTTTACACCATTAATCTCGATAACTCCTTCTTCTTCCATACCATCTTCTGGCATTTCTTCTTCGGGAGCTTCTTCTTCTTCAGCTTCTTCTTCAGAATATTCATCAGAATATTCATCAGAAGGGTCTTCATCATCTTCATAGACACCTTCATCTTGAACTTCTTCTTCTACTTCTTCATCCTGCTCTGTTACTTCATCTTCCGTACTTCCGTCTTCAATCTCGGATTGAATTTTCTTAGAAAGCATAGATTTCAAGCGGGGTGTAAAAGCTTCTTCCAAAGCTACTTTAGCGTTTTCAAGAGCTGTTTCACGAACTGCTTTTGCATCTGCAATGGCTTCTTTTAAAAGATCATCCATTACTTTTCTCCTATGATTAAATTAATAATCACTATTTGGATTTAAAATAGTTATTGAGAACTATTATATGACATATTCATTGGTACACTATATGATGGGAAGGTTTTCCCCATAGTGTATTTGTTTTTATATAAATATAAACTTTTTTAACAAAAAGATCTAAAATTAGTCAGAATTATTGATTTTTTCTGTATTTTGCTTCATTCTGAGCTTAGCTCTTAGCTTTTGCCGCCTATTTTTAACAGATGGCTTAGTATAATAACTATTTTCAGACAATTCTAGCATTAATTTAGAGTCTTTAACTTTTCTCTTAAATTCTCGTAACGCCTTTTCAATGTTATTCTTTTTAACCTTAACTTCTATCAATTATAACCTCTATTTATTTATCTTTAATTCTATTCCAGAAACTTTTAATTTCACCTTTGGGATCAAATACTGTAGAATTAATAGATTCAGAAATTATTTTATATTGTTTACTATTGATTGTAATTTCACCCATCATTGCATCTGATGCCTGCTTCTTTTTCTTTGCCCAAAATTCTGCTTTTTCTATATCTCTACCAGCGTATTTCTTTATCATTTGGTCAGCTTTCTGATAATCTTTTTCTGCTTGTTCTCCACCTGGTCGTTTTTCCATACCTTTTTTAGCTAAACCTGATGCTCTATCCATACCTTTTTGTTTTGCGTCAGGATCATCATCTGACCACATATCATAATCAGCACTTTTTGTAAAATCTCCACCACTTGGTTTTGGTTTACCTTCGTCATCATCCCAAGAATCATCAGGGTCTCCACGAGTAGTATCAGTATCTCTCTCAAAATCTCCAGCACCTAATTTACCAGATGGTTCTTCTTTTTCACCGCCATCTCCTGACCCTTCGGGGTCTTCATAATCACCAGATTTTTTAGCTTTTTCATAGTTGTCTTTATCTTTAAATGTAACTGTTTTACCACCACCTTTAGGTTGTAGTTTCATTGATTCGGCTTCAGTCATATAATCTTCTAAAGTAGGTAAAGGATCACCCCAGTTACGGTCTGCCCATTTTGATTCTTTTATTATATCTTTTAATTTAATCACTTATCTATTTACCTAACTTTTTAGCCCATTTACCTTGTTTTGGAGCTGATCCTGAAAGTTTAGCAATTTGATCTCTTAAAGAATCTCTTTGTTTTCTAAGATTTTCAGCTCTTGCAGATCCACCAGGCTCATTCTCCATTTGTGCAATTCTAAGTCTTAATTTACTTAACTTTGATCTCATACTTTTAAGTTTTGGGTCATTAGCTGCTTCATCTACCTCTTTATCCTCTTCTTTCAACGTAGATGTTACATAATCTTCTAAAGTAGGTAAAGGATCACCCCATTTTCTATCTTTCCAAGGATCTGTAGATTCTTTTTTTACAGATTTAGCAATAGCTTTTCTACGATTTCTCAAATATTCATCGCTATCATCTGAATCACCATCATTATCAATGTCATCATCTTCCTGTCCTACTGGATCCAATTCTTCCTCATCTGCTTCATCTAAATCATAATATCTATTAATAATATGCCCCATATCTTCATATAAAGCTGACATTCTCTCTTGTAGTGATTTTGCTTCAGAAGAAATTTTACTAAATTGTCCTGAAAGAGCACCTAATTCTTTCATATTACGATTAACAGTAATTTTATCAAACCATTCTTCGGTTTCACTTAAAGCATGTTGTCTAGATGTTTTTGCTAAATAAGAAAGAGTTTCAGCAACACTTTTCAGATCATGTTTACCATAAATTGCTTCACCCAATCTCGGAAATGCTTTCAATGCGTGATTAAATTTACCTGAATTTACTGGTTCGTGAGTTTCATCTTCAACAAGACTTTTTAATTTAATATCAGGTGTCTTAACTTCACTGTTGGGTTTAATTTTAGTTCTAAACATATCCATATCCATCATTGCTGGCTGTGATACAAATCCTCCAGCTATAATATGTTCTGCTATTTGTTTTAAAGTTGTTTTCTTTTTAGCCATTTTTTTTCTCCATAATTATCTCAATTTTCCAGTAGGTGAGTATCTTCTAAATCCACTTCTTACCTTAGTCCATAATTGTTGTATAAAATTCATTTCCCCATAATGTGTTCTTCGAACATCACCCTGTCGAATCCCTCTTTGTAAATCCATTGCATCATACTTATGACTTTTTACTCCATCCATCATAGTTTTAATAACTTGTTGTGATGCTTTACCTAAAATCTTTGACATTTTAACAATGTCTATATCAACTTGTTTAGAAGCTTCTGGAGAACTAAATGCTGGAAGTTCGTTCAATTCACTTTCCATTAATTCTTTATAAGGAGATCTCATTTAACTCGTTCCTTTTTAATTTTTACATGCTTCCAAGCTTCTGAACCAATTTCATCTTCCATATACCGTTGCGCTGCCGTCTTTGAATTAAACACTGCTCTCATCCCACCGTAAATATGTTTAGGTAGTGTTAAAACAAATTTATAATCCGAAGCTTCTAAAACATCATTCTTTTCAAGAATAAAGTCATTCCATTTACGCCAACTAAAAGTTTTATGCATTTTCATTATGCACCTCGCAAAATATCATTAATAATAGATTCTACTTTACAATAATCACCACAAGTTCTACCAGTAGGATTCTTACGATCTACTGATTCTTGCATTGGATACATAAAAGCTCCCTGCGTAGATGGATTGGAAACGAAGTCAAATGCTATCAATTCAAAATCTGGTTGTACTTCTTGTGTATCACCATCTTCTGATTCTGATACAGTTTCTACTGAACCCATTCCTCTAGATGAAATACCCAACTTAATACCTGCTTTAAATAATTCTGTTAAAATATTACCTGCCGGAGTTCCTAATACCTCTACTGTACCAACCAAATCATGATTATTCCAATGCATTTCTTTAATATTATGAGAAACATTTTGTAAGTTTACTACCGAACTTTCTGGATGATCTAATTCACCTAAAGCTCGTTGTTCTTTAATAAAAGATTCCGTATATTTTTTAGCTTCTCTCATCAATACTTCTTTTGGATATACTCTACCATTTTGATTTTTAGCTTCTGCCCTCTGTAATACTCCGCGAACAACTAATCTACCGTTATTTTCTTTCATAGATTCATTTATTTGTTCTCTTGTTATTTCAAAAGGTAAATAATCTACTAATAATTCTCGATTCATATTATTTCATCCTCTTTACTAATGAGATCATTTCTCTCATAAATTTTGTTACATTTTTCTGATATGAGTTAGTTAATTGGTCTGATAACTTTCCATTCGGTATATCAGCTCTCATCCTATCTGCTAACGCATTCATATGTAATCTCATACGACTTTCATCTCCTTGAATCTGTCTTTTAATTTTTTTAGCCTTTGCTATATCTTTTATATCTTCCGTAAATAAAAGATTTTTTAATTTCAACATTAATATAATTGTCCTACTCTTTTAGCCAACTTTATTAATCGCTCACTAATTCTTCGCATAGCCTTATGAGTATTTTTCCAATATGACCTTGAATCAACATCCATCTCATTCTTCAATCTTACATTCATTTTAGTCAATTTATCAATTTCTGCAAGATGATCTCTAATCTCTCTCATAGATCGACCAATTTTTTGTTTAGGTGTTATACTATCATCATTTCTATAATCGTGATATTTACCTTCAACAATTTTATACCCAGTTGAATTAGTAGCTAGCTCTTTCTTTTTCTTCTTACTAACTTTCCCCTTTCCACTAAATGCAAACGGAGTCTGATATCCTGGTACATTTCCAGTAAAAGTTGTTTCGGCCAACTTTTCATCATCTAACAATTCTATTATTGTTCTACGAATGAAGTTTTTTAGATTTTCTTGAGACATCTTCTAATTCCTTAACAAGTTCATAATATCGCATTAGAGTAATTACTTTATTTTCAGTCCCTTTATTATTCTCCGAAAGTGCATCAGCCTGTGCAATTACTTCTTTTAATTTTATACTAGTAATATCATCAGTTACACTAGGTACCAAATTTTTCAAAGCATCCTTAATATTAATCACCTCACCTTCAATAAATTCTGATAAGGAGTTTGTATTTGATACGTTATTAATATATTTTCTCAAAACTTCTTTTTGAGCATGACTTAATGTACTATATTTTTTATTAAATTTTTCTACCATTAAAGTATAGGCTAATAATTTAACATCTTTAGACTCATCAATATATTCTTGAGCTAATTCACTTTTTGGTTTCTGTTTAGAAGTTTCTGTAATTAGCGATTCAACTATATAATCTCTAGAATCTACAATTTCTTTCGGATTTATATCTTCCCCAGTAGTTTCATATAAAAATAATTTGTAAATAGATGCTAATCGTCTATAATTTGGCATTCTAGTAGAAAATAAAGCACCTACATCATAAGTTTCTTTAATATCTTTAATAAGATTAAACTTTTCTGATCTAAGTGTTTTATTTGAAAGTCTTTGTCTACTTTTAATTACTGCGTCCACCAATCTATCAGCCTTATCACGACGCTTATATGTTTCTGTAGTAAGTATATTATATAATTCTAACTCTTTTCCTAAAGCAGAATTTTTATGAAAATGCTTTTTAATCAAAGCTACTGCCTTTGACTCTACATTTTCCATTATATCCGCAGTCACCTGTCGGGTCAATACTTCAAATAGCACACCAGTATTTTTAATCTTAGTGTGTCTTAATCGTTTAGACATAAATCACTCCAATATAGTTTGTCATAAATAAATATAAAACTTCTTAAATATTGATTAACTTTACTTATTATTAACATCTTCTTTATACTCTTCATCTATTTCATCAACTTCATTTATTAGGGTTATATCAGATTTACGTTTTAAAGTATTCTTAAGCTTATCCAAATGTGCTAAAGCCATAATTTTACCGTATTTTGGATTACTAGATGCTTGTTTTTTCTTTTCATGCGCCCCTAATGGGTCTCTGCCTCTAATATGACTGTCTTTTTTATAATGTGATGGTTCCTTGGGTCTACCTGCACCTTCCCAGCCACCTTCTGGACTTCCACCCTCTGGACCTAATTCATCATTTTCTAATTCATGTCCAGTTCTTCCCATCGCCATATCTGAAGGTGTTCCTTGTGATTCACCAGATTTAGATGGATCATTTCCTTCAGATTCTATCTGAGCTCTTCTAAATTTTTGTTTGTAATCATATACAATCTTATTATCTTCTTTTTTAATTTCTTCATCTGTAAATTTAAATATATTTTTATAAATCCACTCTGTAGAAAGTAAACCATCACTTATCATAGATGACGCTAAAGAAGTTTTTTCATTCCAAAGTGAAATTTTTTCTTGTTCATATATTGTAGAAGGACTCATCAACTCTAAATCAAAATTAACTAATTCTTCATCTGTAAATCCTTGAGCATACAAATGAACAATACCAATCTTCATTAATTCACTCATTACAATTCTTTGAATTCTTTCAATAGTACGAGCAAATCTTACATCTTCAGCTGCAAGTGTTGCCTTTTCTCCAACATTCTCATCAAATCCCAAATATGGTTTTGGGATACGTAATGAAGCCAATAATTTATTTCTTAAATACTCAATATCTTCTACTGCTTCATAAGTTAATCCTGGTAATGAATCAACTTGAGTTCCACTATCTCCACCCCTAACTGGCATAAAGAAATCTTCAGTAATATTTTGCATATTATATCTAAGATTATATTCTCCAGTTGCTTTATCTACAACGGGGGCTTTTTTCATCTTATCAATAATTTGATTCATATAATTATCAACTTCTGCAGGTGGTATATTTCCAATATCAACTTTAAATATTCTTTTTTCAGGTGCTCTCATGATTCTGTGAATCAACATAGCATCTTCCATAAGAGATAATTGTTTCCAAGTCTTTCTACCACCTTCAATCATTGATTTACCATAAGGAAGATAATTTGAATCGGAAAGTAATCTAAAATGTGCAATTTCATAATTTTCAAATTCTTCTTCCCTACTGCTAATAGAATGTTGCGCAGCCCCTCCAGAAGTTCCTGATTCTAATTTAAATTTTACATATTCTGGATTCTCTGGATCTTCGTTTTCTAATCTAGTTACATCATAAACAGATAAAGGTTCTACATTTCTAATACCGAAACGTTCATCAACATCTAATCTTAAATAAAAATCACCATATTTACACATATTCCTTACCCAAGGCCATAAATTAAATTCTATATTTAATACATCGTAATATAAATTATGTAAAATTTTAAAAATTTGATCATTTGGTGTATTTATTTCAAGAACATTTCCATACTCACTTTTCATAGTAGATTCATCTGCATATATATCTAATGCAGAAGAAAGTATAGCGTCACCGTCCATTGCTTCATAATCTCTAAATAACCCAAGTCGTAACGACTTAACTAATTGATTATCTGAGTAACCAGATAATCCTGCGCCACCAGTGGAATAAATCTTTTTATATCTATCAATCAACCCTCTAGTTGGCATATATTGAGATTTACTAGTATCAATTACTTTTAATCGTTTTCCACCCACATTCCTAACAATTACGTTAGTTGAAAATAATCTCTTTAATCTATTTCTTAAGCTTGTATCAGCCATTTTTTCCTCTTTATTTTATTAACCAAGTTAAATCTTCTTTTTTCTTATCAACTTCCCATTGCCAAGAATCATTTTCATCAGTTTGCTTATATATTGCTGGATTCATAGTTATACTAGAAATAGCTTTCTTCTGTAATTCTATTCCTTCCGCTCTTAAACGTAAAGCGGTATCTCGTATCCATAAAGCAATTCCAAAGGAAATGACCAAATCATCATTGTATCCTGACATTGCCTCTGCTCTATTATTGTTATATATAAATACGAACAACTCGTCTATTAGTCGCGAAGAATAAACCTCTACCGATTTCTCTCTAAAAAATTCTTCTAATTTTGCTATTACTAATGGTCTTGTTTTCATAGACATTGTAAATCCAGGGACCATTTGTTTTTCTTGTCTATAAATTTTATTAGACATTTGTTTTTGTGTATCTACCACTTGTAAATCTTTTGACATATAAAATAAGTTTTCATAATCTCTATCTATACATTGTTGTATAGCTGCCCAACCAATTGATGCATTTTCAATAACAAGTAATGCATTATTATATTCCTTAGATATATTTACTAGTAAATTACCATAATCTTTAGTACCAATCTTACCTTTATATTCCGCTACTTGTTTACACTCTTCTACTTCCATGACATGAAATGCAGAGTAATCTGATCCATCACCTCTACTCACATCCGCGCTCACTACATAATCCTTTGAATAATTTGGTGGTTCCCACACCCAAACATTACTATCTACCCCTCGCCGCTCAATTGGTTCTCTAACATGATTAACTTTATATTCTTCTAAAATAACACCATCAATTACCATCTGACCTGATGTTACAAAATCACAATCACATTCTTGTGCAGCCGCTGAAGGACCTAATAATTTATCTTGATGATCTCTCCACTCTTGGTCTCTATCTGGATGTACTGACCAATGTAATTTTAAAATATTCCACTCATTTAAACCATCTTCAGCATCTACCCAAGTCTTATGAAACCAATTACCAACACCATTTGGTGTGGAAAGTGCAATACATCTACCACCTAATGCCAATGTTTGAGATGCGGCAGTCCATATTGAATCTATTCTAGGAATAAATGCAGCTTCATCTAAAATTAATAATGATAGTGCTTCTGATCTACCAGCCTCTTCAGAACTTGCTACTGCTTTTATTTGAGACCCGTTCTTATATCTTAATGACAATTTATTATCTTCTACACATTTTTGTTTCAACCAAGTTGGTAAACTAGCATGCATTACTCTAACTTTAGTAACCAAATTTTTAGCTACATCTTGTTTAGTTGCAATAACCAATATATTCTTATCATCATAAAATGTCATCATCCATAATGCGTATCCTGCAGTAAGTGTTGATATACCTAACTGACGAGCTTTTAAAAGAACATTATAATCTTTATTAACAAATTCTTTTAAAGTTTTCTCTTGATAATCGTATAACGCAAATTTTATTTTACCTTTTTGTGGATGTTGTATATAACAATATCTTTTTAAAAAATGTACAGGATCTTTTGCACACTTTTTAAATTCTCGTCTAATAGCTTCTTTTATTTGTTTTTTGTCTGTATTCATTGTTATAGAATATTAGTTATACGATTAAAAGTATACGTTACCGCCGCAGATATAATTGCACCGGATGTAAAATATAACCATTTATTTTCATACCAAGAAGGTTTAACCAATTTAACTTTTTTTTCAAGTAATTCCGTATCACCCTCTAATATTTCAATCTTTTCTTCCAACTGTGCGGTCAAAGTACTATCAGTGCGCACTATTTCCCTATAATTAAATATCAAGTCAGATTGTGCAAATACAATATTTTTTAACGAATCGACTTCAAACTGTAAATTCTGAACATTTATTGCAATTTTTTTTGATTCTTCCTCAGTGAGCGTAACTTGAGCAGAACAAAATACAGTTATTAATAATATTAATATCCATTTCATTATAATTAAAAAGATCCAATTATCTCAATAATGTTACGACTGTAGAACCGCCTGTTACTACTTTACTCAACGAAATTGGATGGATTATATTAGCCGATACTGGATTAGTACCACCAACTATTGTTCCACTTCCATTAACTGGAGTCAAAGTATAGTTAGTTCCTGTATGCACCATAAATGCCGTACTAAAATTTGAACCTGTTGCCGAAAATGTTGTACTTGCGGATACGGTCTCTACAACTTCTCCATATGCATTTTGAGTAGTTTCAACTGCTTTAGTTCTCCCTACAAATGATCCTTGTACTGCTGTTGCCATTATTTACTCCTATTTTTTTGCAAATTTTCTTAAAAAATCTTCAGCGTCTTTTGAATCTTTAATTTCCTTACGCTTCTTACTACCTTTTTTAACACTTTTTATTTCTTTTTCTATATCTGCAGCCTTATTTTTCAAATTTTTAGATTCTTTTTTTGTTGTTTTAATCGTTTTATCGATAGATTTAATTTTCTTAACTGAATCTTTTAATTTTTTATCAATCTTTTTTACTTTTGCCCGTTTTATGGATGATGCTTTGCCTGATATTCCTAGAAAAGCTAAAATTAGAGCTATAATTTTTCCCAAAGCTATAACTCCCGTTTTATTTTAGTAATATATTTAGCTAATTCCCTTCTATCCAACCCCAAACCATCAATTATTTTAGCTAATGCTGCAATCTGTTTCCTACGATTTAATTTAGCGCCTTTAATAGCACTAACTGCCTTATCTAAAAATCTTTGTGCTTGAGCTGGTAATTTTACATCAAGTTTATCTAATCCACCATCTGGCTGTTTTTCTGCCATAATAGATTTAATTTCTTCTCGTACCACACTTCTAAGTTTCTTTATGTCTGACATGAACTTCTCCTGTTGTATATAATCCTACACTTATAAATATATAAATATATTAAATTGATTCTTCCAATTTCTTTAAATATTCTTCAGCTTCTTCAATTTCTTTATTAATTTTATTTTTATTTACTTCCCACTGTTCTACATCTAGTGAATATCCATCTGGTCTAACCTGATTAAAAAAAGAAACTGTATCTGGAGCTTTTTTCCACTCTTCAATAGACTGTTTCATTTCTTTAAGATAAGATTTTTTATTTTGTTTAACAGTTTCCTCTATATGATCATTTAATTTTCCCTGTACAGCTAATTTATTCTCAAATTCTACCTGACAATCCAGACAATGATTATATCTACGATAATACTGACTATCAATTCTTTTTTTCATTATCCTATCACATTTAGGACAAAACCAAGGCGTTCTAGCTTCCTTAAAAACCTCTTCTCTTTCATCTATTATTTTTTTCTCTATAGCATCTTTTTCTTCTAATTTCTTTTTAAACTCATTATCAACCCCTGAAACAAATATTCGTTTTTCAGGTTCTCCCCCCTTAATAATGCTTTGTAATGCTTCGTTTTGTCTTTTATTTTCTTTACTATATCCTGACATAATTACCTCTAAAAAGTTAATAACCCTAAAATTTGATTTACAGGTGCAAATGCTCCCGTAAATTTGTAAACTTTACCTTTATACTTAAATACAATTCCTTCTGATGGAACTATTGAATCTAATCCACCAATGGAATTTAATTTACTTATTTGTTGTTTTAATGTTTCCAATTTCTTAACATCTTTGGCTGTTTTTATTTTAGATATTGCTCCAATTACATTTTTTCTTATTTTTTGTACTGCAGCATCTGGAGATGCGGCTAAGTATCCACCAATATTTTTTAAAATTTCAGTTCCTACTGCAAAAAATAAAACTTCAAAAGGTCTCATATTTTGTTTTACCATTTTTTGATGATCTACCTTATCTGTAGTTAATATCCAATCCAAAAATTCTGGAAATTTCTTAAAATCTTTTCTAATTTGTGGTATTTTATATGACTTATCAAAAAATGCCCAACGTTTTACTAAAGATTTATATGATTTATTTGGCATTTTTACTCCAAATTGTTTTTCTGCATTAAAAATAAATTCTTCCCAATACTTTTGATGATAAAGTGCTAAAGTATCTTTATCTTTTAATGCATATTCTTTTTGTAATTTACTCAACCTACTTAAAAAAGTTTTCTTCTTAGCATCAAAGTTTTGTGATTTAGGAACACTTAAAAATTGTGGTTTACCAATTTTATAATGTTTTTGTATATGCTGATTAACTTGTTTAATCATTCCTGCCAACATTCTTGCAGATCCTTTAGGCTGTCCTATGGAATTTCCACTATCATCATATTCTAAAGTACCGTGGAATACTATTTGAGCTTTATCATAATCTATAACATTTGATGACTTAGGCCACATAACCTCTAAATTCATCCACCTTTTGCCATTACCAAAAACCTTTTCTTTTTGAGAGTCCGATAACGCTCCTATAGATTTACTTAAATCTTTCATTGCAAAAACAAAGGCATCTTTAATATCACCTCTACCTGCAAACTTAGATGCTACTCCTTTAGTAGTCATAGCCTTTTCACCAAAATTCTTTAATTGTCCTTTATTTCTAGCTGTAACTAATTTACCATCTTTCCAACTAATCATTAAATTTTGACCATCAAGTTTTTCTGTAACACCATCTTCTCTATCAAGATTTCCACCCAATCCATTAATAATTATCTGTTTTAAATCTGAAAATGTCAAATCTTTATCATCAAATGGATGATTCATATGTCCATATGCTCCACCTTCAATTATTAAATCTAAATCCTCAACTATTGATAATTTTTCAGACAAACTTTTTACATACTTTTTAGCCGCCTTATCGCCCTTATTTTTAGCCACCCATTGAATCGCACTTTTTCTACCAACTGTTTTCTTTCTACCTTTTGGATTAGGATTCTTTACGGTATCTGGTGCAGATGTTTTCGTTTTCTTTTCATCATCTGATTTCTTTTGTTTTCGAGCTTTATATGCTCTATAAGCACCAAATGAAAGACCAGCAGCCATTGTTCCAACTCTACCAAAAGCCTTTACATACGGTGCAGTCAAACCTGTTGTTGCTCCCACTGCAGTTAATACTAAGAACTTAGTTCCCATTTCACCACTAAATAAATTTGCAAATGAAACATCACCAAGTGCCGCTGCGGATGCCGCTGCTGATAAATCTAAATCATATTCTGGGTCTCCGATGAAAGTCATCTTTGTCCATGCATAAGTTACCGCTGCGGCTGCGCCTATACCCATTACTCTTTTTAGTTTTGGATGTTCTTTTAAATAATCATCTAATTTAACTAAAGCCTTTTCTTTCTTTTGCCCAAACTTAGTTTGTGATAATTTATGTGCTATCTTATTAGGAACATAATTCATAATTTTTTGATATGCCTTAAATCCTTTCTTAGCACTCTCAAATACTTTATCTACACTAAATTTATTTAATTTAGCAATCGAAAAAGTATTCTTATTCATCATTGATTTTCTAACTTTATCTAATGGTTGTTTTCCTCTTTTAGCCCAATCTTTAAGAAAGTTATTAAACTTAACTCCCTCTTCTAATGTCATCCTTTCATCTATTTCTAAAATCAATTTTAGATTTTCATTTATTGATTCTTGTTGTGGAACTTTAATATCTCCATCAAAATCAATAATTTTAACTGGAATTTTATTTCCATGTCCTGTCTGTGCCATTAGTCTTGTATTACCCGCTAATAACCACATCTTACCATTTTTATCTCTAACTGCTATTGGAGCTTCTTGTGGTTTTCCACTTTTAATACTTTTTGTTATGTAATCCCAACTTTTATCATATTCTATTGCCTTTTTATGAGCGTGTTTCATTGGGTTATCTGCTTTTAAAACATCACCCGCATCACTATTAATCATATTTCTCAAATCATCATCAGAAAGAACTTCTTCTGGAGCATCTTGAATTTTTTGAATTAAATCATCTTCATCTTTTGCCAAGTTAGGCATTGCTTCAAATGCGTCATCATTCTCAAAATACTCACCAACTTCTTCTTCAGCTTGTTCTTTTGAATATGGTTTTGTTTTTACTACATTACCTCGTTCTTTTTTACCTGATGGATTTTCTTTTTCCACTGCTTTCGAAGTATCATGTTTAGCTATATATTTTTGTTGACCTTTCACGGACTTATCCGTCCAATATTCTGGATTCCATATATCGATTTGTCCCGCTTCTATTAGCAATTCTTTATTCCACCACTCTTTTGAAAACAACTTTAATTCTTTTAAATCTGTATTTGGTGTTTCAGCATCTGCACCTGGTAATACTGGTTCTTGTACTCTTACTTCACCATCTTCTAAACCTAACCACTTAATAACCTCAAATCCTAAACCAGACAATATGAAATTTATTCTTTCTTTATACTTGTTATGTAAGGAACGTTCACTCTTTTTACCTTTTATTCCTACCGTCCCATAAGATGGTGTTGGCATAAATCTATAATTTAATGTATAATCAAATGCAGGATCGTGTGCTTTATCAGTAAGCATATGATTTAAAACTACCCATCCAGTTTCTTTAAAGATAGAATCTAACCAAGCTGTAGATCCTTTTTTATAATCTCTAAAACCTTTATAATAATGAGCTGGTCCATCATCTATGGGAGCATTAGCCTGAAAAGTAGCTTCATTCAAATATTTTGATACATCAACCTCTACTAAAAAATCATTTATAAGTTCTTTTGTTATTGTAATATCTTCACCAAATAATTTTTTAAATTTATTAGTCATCATATTATAAACACCTTGATCAAAATAACCAAAGAATTTTTTAAATCTCCGTTCCCTATCATCTGCATATTTTGGTGAACCAAGTAATTGTCTCATAGCAGTTCCACTTACTTCCATTCCACCAGCCTGTATAGAAAAATGTGGGGCGGTTAAAATATATCCATGTTTGTAATGTCCCTCTAAATTATTCTTATTCTTTTTATAATCTTGATAATAAGTTTTTCCACCACTTTTCTTTGTTCCTCCTGCCAATCTTCCGGCATCCTTTTTTCCAAAAATATAAACTACGGCAGTAGTATCTTTATCAAACTTTTTTAATACACTAGTTGCTACATATGGTATCTTTTCTTTAACAATTTTATTAGATGGAATTCCCATTTTTTTCATATGACGAACTTTTTCTTTAAAGTTCATTGGATGCTTTGGCGGTTTTTTAATATCTGATGTAGTTATATACGCATCATCAAATTGTTTCTTCATCCACTCATATACTTTTTTATGATGAGGTCCAAATGGTTGAAATCTACCCGCATATATTCCTACTACTTTTTTAATTTTTGAAGTTTCCTCTTTAAATAATTTATCAGCTTTCCAAATATCTTTTGGATCTTGTGTCATATCTAAAACTTGTATTCTGGCATTCTTAACACCATGTTTTTTAGTTAAGATTTGAACTATTTTTTTTGCTTCAATATGTGATTTAGCTTTAGTATAGAGTATATCTTCGTGTCTCTTACCAGGAGCAATACCCCAAATTACAAATTCTTTTTTACTCTCATTAATATTTTCACCAAGTAATTTTAATAATTGAGTCATTACTAATGGGTTTTGAGTAAGAAAAGATTGTAATTTACTTATATTCTTAGCATAATTTTTTGGTAATACGTTTTTATCAATTAATGTTTTCAAAGCCTTTTTCATTTTAGGTTTATTTACAAATTCTTTAAGATATTGTAAACTAAATGTATCTGTATATTTTAAATCTTTATTTTGTTTATCTACTTGTTTCTTAACTGTTTTTGGATCAGGTGCCCCCATTATAGTTCCATCTCCAGCAGTTATTCCAATAAACTCTTTGACAATTTTTTGTTTTTCAATCCACTTTTTAGCTTGTCTGCTTTTTATTGGTTTTTTAATAAATTTACCAATACCCTTTTTCACCAACATATTAAACTTTTTCTGTGCTTGTTTTGGATTTAAAGTAGCATTATTATCTACCAACATAAAGTTAGACCCACCAAATAATCCTTGAAAATATGCCATATTCTTTTGAACATTATTCCAATACTTTTCTACAAGTTCAGATGGTAAAACTCTATCTCTTAATTTGTTTCTCATTTGTGCAACTTCTAATGAAGTATTTACAAATACCATATAGGTATCATAACCTAAATCAATTAATTTTTGTCGTTCTATTTTTACTTCATTAAATTTATGTCCAGTTCCATCAATAATAACACCAAGTCTACCTTGTGAATATAACTTTAATCTTTGTTTACTCAAGGCTTTAGCATGTTTTCTAACACCCATATGTGCACTATAACCTGGATCTGTAATCTGTCTAAATAAATCATCTGGCATATTATCTAAATCCGTTGTACCAAAGTATTTTTTCAGAAAATTTTCTAATTCTGTATCTTGATTAACAAGTTTTAATCCATAAGCAGAAACATTTACTTTATCTGGTATTCCAAACAATCCACCAGCAACATATGACTTTCCACTTCCAGGACCACCTGCAAGAAAAACTGCTTTAAATATACCTGGGTCATTTACTCCTTCTCTAATAGAACGATTTAATCTACCATAAACCCGCTTCTGTCGCTTTCTCATACCCAACCCTGTAGGTATCCAATTTTTAGGCCACTCTTCAGTAACTTCTTCTTTATCAAAAATATTAGTTTTGGGCATTAATCTGAACTTTAAAGCTGGTCTACCGTTTATTAGTAAATCACCTTTTTCATTCCAATCTATTTTCTTAACGACTACCTTTTTGTTTTTGAATTTTCCCATCTTGACTGTATCACCAATCTCTATAGGTAAATCTACATTCTCATCCAAAAAAGGTTTAGTTAACCATTCAGTTAATTTATCCATTTAACTTTCCTATGCCATTTAAGCACTATACTTCCAACGCACGTCTAAACCACCCAAACAAAAATCTTTCCTGCTCAGGTTTTCTCGCTACTAAATCCATATAATATTTAACTCTATAGCAACGAACTCTATCTAATTCGGGGGTATGTTTTGCTAATGCTGCCTTTGTTCCAGGTCCAAAACCACCATCAACTGTTAACTTACCACCTTTACCATTTATTGCTCTCTGTAATATTTTGACTGCCGAACCTCTTCCCTGATTGACTGCCATATCAAAGAATATATGTTTTAAGTTTTCTGGTAAGTCATCTACCTTATTCTTATCCCAATAGTCTTTTTTATAAATATCTTTTGCACCTTCTTTTGTAAGGTTTTTGATATCTACATCTGGATAGAATCTACCTGCTATACCAAAGTTGGTTTCACCACCTAAATCTTTTGGGTCGTGGACATAACCACCTTCGTGTTCTAAAGTTACTTCAATTATATCGTCAAATGACGTTAAAACTTCTTCTCGCATTGTATTGCTCCTAATATTGGGTACAGTTTCACTATTGCTTTTTTTAAACAATGAAATAAAAAATTCTATTATTTTACGTAATTCCATCACTTATAAATATAACTTTCATTTATTACTTTGTAACTTTAGATTTTTCCTTTATAGGTTTAATATCTGTTTGTCCTGTTAATTTATAACCCAAAACTTCAGCATTTTTCTGTCTTGTTTTTTCAAATACTGCTAAATCTTTTTTCCCCATTAATTCAGAGCTACCAAATCCTTCATCTATTTCAAGTGATTCTTTTTCATATTTATCTTTAATTTTACCTATTTCTGCATGAGATTTTCTTTTACCCGCGGCTTGTTGTATTTTACGCATTCCTTCTTTACCATATTTTTTTACACCAGCACGATATAAAATACCACTTTCATCTACGGATTCGGATTTCCATCCTTTTTGTTGTGCCATTTTATCTATTTTAAGCCACTCACCCCCCAACTTACGTTCCATTTTTTTCCAATCTCTTGGGTTAGTTATTGCCATCCGCTTAAAAAATCTCCACATGCCTTCCCAATTAGGTTCTACATTAATAGTTCTAGCTTCATTTACGGATTCACTTTTCACTTTATTCCCTAATAATTTTACCCATTGGTCGTGTTTCATTGAAACTGAACCAGCAGTTATGTTACCATATGTAATGTTATCCATATCTCTCGGTTTACCACCACCAATTGCCTTTAGGGCTCTTTTTCTGAAATCATTTGGTATAATATCTTTTCCAAATCTGGATACTCTCACTTCAATCCAGGGATTATGATTTGCTTGTTTTATAACTCTAACCCTTACAGGTACTTTAAGAAGTTTTTTCATATATGGTTTTAATTTTCTTGCGTATTTTGGATATTCTGCCCACTCATCTTTTGAAATTTTTTCATGTACATCACAACAAACTTTTCCTTCTTTACAATTACCACAACACTCTTCATTTACAGATTCATTTTTAAAAGCGGTATCTAATATCTTTTGTGCATTATGTTTCATAAACATATTTGTGTGTGGATTTAACCCTCTATTAATTGCTGCAATATAAGCCCTTTTTAATTTATCAGCTTCAACACTACCTAAATTTTGGTATATAGATGCTACATCTTTATAAATCTTATCCATAGTTTTTTTAAACTTGGGTTTCATTACTTTTAGATTACCTTTTTCTTTTGGAGTAGCTTCATTTATGGATTCTTCTTTAACAAAAGATTTACCATATCCTGTAAATACTTTACCAAATTCCACACCCTGTGGTAATTCAATAGATTCATTTACTGATTCGTTTTGACCACGTTTCCAAGATTTCATTAGAGTATAAAATTTACCAACATTTCTGGTAAAGTTTGTTAAAAATATTTTTTCATCAGTTTTATCACCAGTTAATTTAGTATTAGCTTTACCAAGTTTAACAACTGTTTTGAAAAAATCTCCATAGTCCTTTTCAAACTTATTCCATTCGGTATTTGTGCTTCTAGCTTCATTTACTGATTCTTGTAGTGGAGTCATATATCCCCCAATCTTTTTCTTCTTTATCATAGTCATTGGTATGGTGTATCTCCAATTATCATTTGGATTATAAACTTTCATTCCTTTAGAGTCTATACTCAATACTTTAACTTTGTCTTTCCATTTTCCATAGTTAAGTAAATACCATTTCCCTACTTCTACGGATCCACCTTTACTATGTGCTATTTTAGCTTCATTTACGGATTCTTTAAGTGGTTTTCCATTTCTCAAAACCCTCTTAATAAATTTTACTCTTATTTGACTATCAAAATTTGATTTAGATAATTTTGCATCAGATGTAAACATTCCACCAGTTGC